GATAATAGTTATCAATAGCAACTAATCGCAACCAAACGTTTTTAAAAGCTAACTAAATCACATACATATGGTAAGCATGATATAAAAGTGTAAATGGTTTAGCATGTTTACACATAAGTTCAACTTATTGTACCGCATCGTTCCAAAGGTACCAATATTTGAACCATGATCTAAGTACCTGTAGTACTTATAGAACTATGCACAGCATGGCTCCATAAGCTCCACAAGCACCTGCCGGCACGCCCAGTTGGTACAAGAATTTGTACTAATAGGATAACCAATATTCAATAATTTCAACTACTTACAGTTTGGCACACGACTTGCTATATAAGAGGCATCTAACGGGCGTAAGCTCATATGATACGTTCTTTTAGAAAGCGTTGAAAAAGTGCTTGACATAGCCGCAAGGCTCCTGTAGAGTCCATTTCAACGATGAACGTGTTCTTTCAAAAGTGCATAGCGTTTTTGTCCAGTACTTGCCTTTGTATTCAGTAACCAGAAGTAGACGGACATTAAACAACTTACGTTGTTCTTTGCTTGCGAGTGCTACGGCGCTTTAAAGAGTAGTCGCCAGTCGGAATAATGAGCAACACGAATACAAACAAAGAGGGCAAAAAGTACTTGACAAGCGCAAAAACTTATGAGAGAACACTTTCAACAAGCTAACTCAATAGAGGCCGCCTGAAAACGTAGGCTTGCGAGTTAGGTTTATACTACGGCACTAGCTTAGTGTGTCGTCCTGCTAGGATTGTAGCACATACACAAGTTACAATCATGCCAAGAGTTTAATATGACTCTTTGGAAAATCGGATTGCAGGTTTTGCGTTGGATGCGCGTAAAACTTAGCTTGTCTATGCTACCTTGCAAATTGTGCTTTGGGTGCGGTTTGCCTGTTAGTTCAAGCTAAGAAGTGCTCCAATGTACAGAAAAGCGAGGCTTGCTTATATACTCCTGTAACTACAGGTGCGACGTATAAGCAAGAGGACGGAACAAGCTAACTAGTGGCCTTGTGCATATGTGCAAGGTAGGTTAGGGGCAAGTCCTACTTACAGCAAGCCTATAGTCTACCGATAAACCGTAAACGGCATTGCAGATTTACGACCTAGCAATGTGATAAGTCGGCTCAAAGGGTAGACTGAAAGTAACCTTAGAAAAGTTACAGCCGTAGAGTATTGGCGTTAAAAGGATGCGTTCCATCCTGCGTTGGAGACAGTACAACGGCTATAAATAATAGACAAAGGTGTTCCGTCTGTAAACAGTTTGACAGTTGCAGGGGAATGGGGTGCCTTGGGTGCGTTATGCCCTTGCAACCAGTCAAGTTGTTTAACTTAGGAGTTGACTTATGCACGATAAGCCGCAAGGTTATAAGAGACAGGCTAATGCCCTGAATATCTGTAGGAATCAGGGCTTGTCTAATCTCTATCAAACGGAAGGGGAAGATGCCCGTCTTATTCCTGTATGGAACAAGCTCGGGGAGTGTATAGGCTTTAAGAACTCTCTTACAGGGGCATTCATCAATCCCAACGATTTGCCTGTTGATGAAATTACAGGTTATCGTATTCTTCCCAGCATGGCAGACGTACCTTTTCTGTTTGCTGAATATGGACAAAACAAGTCCGTATCCGGTAGGCATGGCAAGCGTATCAACATACGCAAGGTGCGCACAAGCGAACGTCCACGCGCTAAGTATCGTACTACTAACGTGGGCACTGGTGAGGCTATGGATAAGCAAGACGGGTACGCTTGCGCCCTTGTGACTCTGGACAAGCCGCAAAAGGTTAGACGTGTTAACCGTCATGCTAAGGTCGTCGTGCATACGGAAGACGACTACATCATGACTTCAACACGGTCGTCCCGTCGCTTTCGTTAAGGAGAACACTATGTACTACATTGTACCACCTCAAGTTTTCATATCACAACGGCTTATTGCCCATATGTTACACAAACATATGCCTAGTTCTATTCCTGTAGACCTGTGGGAAAAGCAACGGATACAAGAGGCGTATAAGGTGCGTCTTGCCTGTCGGCTCTTGTATAAGAACACAAGCACCTGTCAATATATTCGTGCCTCTGTATGGACTGGTGATAGTTGGGTATAACCGTTGATTTATATACAAGAGCCTAGACAACTAGGCTTTTGCAATAAGGCAATGGACTCCACACGACTATAAACCTTTAAAAATATGAGGTATTACTATGAACGCCGCTATTGCTACGCCTATTGCTCCCGTTACTGCTGAAATTGCCACTGCTCCCGCCAAGATTACGGACTGGACAGAGGCAGACTTCCGCGCTCAGGTCAACGTCTTTGTGAACTCTCAAAAGGAGTTTGTCAACGGTGTCACTCGTTGCACGCTGTACGCTGTTCGTGCCGCCATGATGAACAGCAACAACCAGCCTTTGAACTACATTCTTGGCAACCTCTCGGAAAAGCTCCGCCCGGCGTGGACGGCTTGGCTGTTCTATTTCGCGCCCTTCGCCTTGTCCGGGGGGAAGGACGCCAGCTCTATCACGCTTGACGATGGGACAATCGTTGACCTCAAGTCGTCCATCAAGCTGGTCGCCAAGCGTTGCGACGAATTGTGCGACGCCGCTGAAATTGACAAGCTCGCTCGTGATAAGGGCGGGAATGTCAACGACCCTGCGGGCATGATGCGCTTGTGCGATTACGTTATCGGTTCCCTGCGCTCTGCCCCGCGTTTCGATACGTGGAAGCGTGAAAAGTCTACCGGACGGGGTGACAAGCCCTTGACCGAGGAAGAAGTCATGGCGAAGTACACCAGCCTTTCCAACAAGTTGAACAAGTTGTTGGAACAGGCGAAGGCGTCAGGTGTTCATGATGCCCACAAGTTCCCCGGCATTGAAGCCCCGCATGGTCTGGACTACTACATCCAGATTCTGGAGAACGCGGATGAAAACGACATGAGCGAAGACGTGCTTAACAAGGTGCGTCTGCTCAAGGGGGAACGTCTGCCCTTCACGTCCCTGCTCAAGATGGTGTCCAACTGCGATACCACAAACCTGTCCGCCGAAGAGGAATACATCTACAATACCCTGTTGAACGCCGCCGTTGAAAAGGGTATCGAACTCTAAGCCCCCTACATTCACGTCACATTGAAGCCCCGATAGGCAAGTTCTTATCGGGGCTTTTGTTGTGCCATGAATCTAACAAGGACGTTACTATGAGAAATGTACTGTTGCCTGTCTATGACCATAACAATATTCCGCTTGATTCTTTCAGGAACGCCGCCTTTCTGTATGAGGGGCAACGCTTGACTTTGCATGAAGCAAGCATCCTGTGCTTCTGTATAGGCGCGTCTTTGCAAGTAAATCAAGAAACTCTGTTTACATTCCTGTTTCAGGATTCTAATGGCGTTTCGTGGTGGTTGTACGCGGATAATGATGGAACATTTACTGTACAAACGGAGTTGTAAACCATGCCAGACATCAAACAGTTTCTTTCAAGGCGTTACCTGCGCCTTGTAGACAATCTGTCAGAGTCCTTTCTACTGTCACAGTCCATTACTACGGACTGGAAAACGCAACGTCTGCTCGAACTCATGGAGCAAATCACTACCTGTATCATTTACAGGGAAAGCTCACTCATTAGGTAAGTATCTAAGAAACAGGCTGGACATCAGCTTGTTTCAAAGGATGCTTATCGCATCCAATTAAACCATAACTGTCAAGGCTACATCCTTGAAAGGCAGTGTTGCTAGATGGAAAAGGTTTGTCTCAACGTGCATCCTTTGTCCTTTGTATGGCAGAACGTGTGATGGTAAGCCCGAACACCCTCTTGACGTACAGGACATTCCTACTACGGAAGAGGAGGATGTACTTCTCGAACTGCGCTTTGAGCGAGACTGTTGCTCGTTCTAGCATACATTCTTAAAAGCCCCGGAGTCTTTCGGGGCTTCCATAGGAGGTGTGCTTATGATTAACTCTAACTATAAAGCCATCGTTCATGGTAAGTATCTGTCTGAGAAGACCAAACGTATTAAAGGGCATATGTGTATTGTCAAGAAGTTCTACTTCAAGACAGCTATGGTCAACTGGGTTAGGGAACAGATCAACATGCCGAACACCAAGCCCACCTGTGTACAGTTCTTTGTCAAAAAGAATCATGTCTGGGAACTCAAGGCTAAAGTTCAAGTCAAGATACCTATCAACCAACGAAAGAAACGCACCCTTATTTGGGGGGGTCAATATGTTTGAGATTCTTGTCATCATGCTGTCGTCATTCGGTCTTGGCTGTTGTTCCATGTTCATGTTCCGTAGATATCTGGACAGGAAGAACATCTTTCGTTCTTACTATGCACAGGGCTTGTTCCTCGTGCGTAACTGGGGGAGGCAAACATGAAGTGGTACACTAACCCAACGTTCTGGCTGTTCATCTTCTTCCTTGGCATGTGTGCCATCCTGTTGTCTGGTTGTGCCAACTGGTCGGCACGTGGACAAGCTGAGTACTCGGCAACCCAAGCCCTGATGAATTGGGCGTCGTCAATCGGCCCTCTCATTCGGTAGGATTACCAAATGTTACAACCATACCTTGACCGAATGGTTAGCAAACTGGCTACGGATTGTATGGCACAGCGTGCACAACGATTCTTTTACAAGGATTGGTATGCACAGAACTACAACTACTGTTATGACCACATCATTCAGCTTAGTACCGTTCTGTCACAGCATCCGTACATTAAAGGCAGGAGGTTTTTGTGGTGGCGTATTGTAAAAAACATATTCGTGCTGGCATTCTATGCAGCGCAGTCTTGCTTGCTGTCCTGCCTTCACTGGGCTATACGGAAACTGTTAAAGACTTCCGTGACCCAGAAGGACGGCTCTTTGAAGACTATCGGTACTTTCCCCCGGCACTGGTAGCCAGAGCTAAGGTGCTGTTCGATGAAGGCTACTTCATAAACACTGACCTGTACAAATTCATCAAGAAAGAGTACGGCTTTCAGGCGGCAGAGGACTTTCGCTTCTGGTGGATTCGTTCTGAACTTATCAAACATCAGGAGAAGTAATGTTTAATCATGAAGAACGTATAGCCGTGCTCGAAAGGATAGTCAAAGACCTTGATAGAATGTACTTTGTACTTCTGTTTGCTGTCTGCATTGAGCTTGTTGCTATCGTATACTTATGGGAGTATGTATGAACAACAACGAAACCCAGCTTCTTAACTCTGTACTGGCAATAGCTGCCCTCTCAGCTAACATCTCTCCCGAAGAACTGAAAGAATACGTCAATGCTCTTTCCGTTGATTCCAGTAAAGTCAGGAGTGATGACAGGTTCAACGATGCAGACATCCTTCGCAGTGCCGTTGGACTGCTTCGTGTGTACCGTGACGAGACCATTGCAAAGATGGTTCCTGCTGAGAGGCATCCTTTCTTGAGGAAGATTACTCCTGCTATCGGTATGCTGGAAGAGTGCATGGAGTACTTCGCTAACAAGGAGTAAGTATGCACATCTCAGAACAAGCACGGTACGCCTTTAACCTTTTGCGTGAAGCGCAAGATGTTAAGGACGAACTTCAAAAGAAAAGACAACATATGGATGAGCGGATGTATGTTAAGTCGCTGTTATCTTTGGATGATACGATAGATTGCTGCGCTCGTATCATTCATAAAAACATATGCCTAACATCACGGGACATTACACGTATGTGTAAGGAGGCAAAAGATGTTCTCTCTTCAAGAGTTCGGTGAACTCAGGTATCTGTGGTTGAAGTACAGCCTTGAACTCAAACGTTGCCATACCTACGTAAAGAAGGATGGCAAGATGGTGCCTACTGGTATCGACAGCGAGCGCATGAAGCGATACTACAAAAGGATAGTTGCAATTGATCGTGCACTCAAGTGCCTCATTGCAAAATATCCTGCTGCAGTCTTCTACGCTTTTGTTTGTCCTACTAGCAGTCTACAGCACTTTGATGCTCTTACCAGACACGACAGTGCCTGAATAACTCAGGCGTCATATACATAAGGACTTCAACATGGAGGTAGACTACAAAGCTATCTTTGATTTCATGCTCAGGTCTGGGCTCTGTGCTGAGTCCGACCGACCGCAGGCTATGGAACTTGTGGAAGACTGGCTTAACATCTACAAAGAAACAAATGAACAACAAGGAGATACATTTTATGGGAACACCTGTTGGTTCTGCTATTCTTGACAACGAGATTGTCAAGTTCTTTGAGGAACTGATTGAGTTCTATGGGCACGGTAGTCCGCAGGCTCGCATCATTGAACGTGTCAAGCGCAGGCTGGAACTCGTACCTGTTGGTGATAAGTACGAACGCCTGTGCCCCACGTGCAAATGTCCTGCGTGTGGCAAGACCAGATCGCAAGCCGCTGCTATCGCTCGTGAACGTCAACGCCGGGGTAAATCCAAGTACGCTGAGCGTAAGTATCCCGGCATGGGGATGGAACTGTCGCAACCTGACGACGACATCCCGGTAAAATCTGTTGGCTTCTCTGTCCTCGACATCGGAAAGGCTGAGGCTGATGCCGTAGCCTACGTCATAGGCACCGCCCCTTCCAAGCTGGGCAAGTAGCACCTGCTACTGTACCATATACACAATGAACTGCAACCATCAAACAAACGGAGTATCTACTATGTCCATGCGCAACATCTTCAAAATTGTCCTTGATTCCAACGCTGAAGCTGGCAAGCTCGTGACCGCTCGCATCGCAGGCAAGGCTGCGAAGGAAGCTCTCTTTGCCAACCCCACCGTGTTGCAGGGTGTGCTCACGTCCTCCGCTGTGCTGACCGCTGCGTCCCTCGCTGACCCGGACACCGCGCACGGCAAAGCTCTGCACTACCTTGGCCTCGGCATGACGATGGACTCCGCCGATGAACTCCTGCGTGTGTGCGACGAGGCGGGCGTGTTCCAGATGAAGGGCACCGCCGAAGACAGCGCAACGGCTGACATGCAGGCTGTGGTTTCCAAAACCTTTGACTCCAAGCCTTTCCTCCAGATGCTCGGTGTTCTGCCCAAGGGTGACGGCACCAAGGAAACCAAGCCCCGGTTCTCCACGCAGGCCAAGCCCGCCGGTGTCACTGCCAACGCCATCGAGAATCCCAACAAGATCGAAGCCAAGGAAGAAACCACCGCTGAACCCGTGTCC